GATCAAGCGAGCCAGAAAAGCCGAGAGACCATTCAGGAGAAGCGTGCCTAATGGCTGAGGTTCGCGGGTGATGAAAGGCCTCCCCGACAAGCTCCTCTTCAGGGTGGACGAGGTGGCCGGCATTTGCGATGTCGCCGGGCGCACGGTGCGCCGATGGATCGCCGGGGGCCAACTCGACTTCGTGCGGCTTGAGCGGGGTATCCGGGTGCCCAAAGCCGCCCTGATCAAGCTCTTGCGCCCTCGGCGGAACCGCCATCGTTCGGCCTGATGTCCTCTCGTGTCCTCTCATGTCCTCTTGTGTCACTGTTTTTTGCCTTCCGCCATTTTTGATCTTTACATTTCCCAGAAACCAATCCTAGCGTAGGTCCAACAACTTAGCCCACGCCCGGCCTGATCCGCCGGGTGCGAGCCATCGGAAGGAAAGCCCTGACTGCATGCAGGCCGTCAGGGCTTTTCCTTTTGGGCCCTGGAGGAATGATGGGCAAGCGGTCGCAATCGCTGACGGCCTGGCCAAAGCGGCACGACACGCCGTTCGAGCGGCAGGGCCGCGTCTGGATCTGCGCAAGCTGCCGAACCCGGGGCTGCCAGTTGATCGCCTGTAGCGACGGGCGCCAGCGGTGCCCGACGTGCAAGGGGGTCTTTGAGTCGGACAGGTCTGACCCGTCGGACCAGTCGGACATCGGACCGGTCGGCCGTGCAGACGTGTGCACTCGGGAAAACGGTCGGACAGGTCGGACGCGTCAGACAGGTCCGACCATCTGAGGGGTTCGCGTGGCCTGGACGCAAGCGCAGCTCGATGCCCTCAAGACGGCCTACGCCGCCGGGATCCGGTCGGTGACGTTCGGGGACCGGACCACGGTCTATCAGTCCCAGGCAGAGATGGCCGAGGCGATCTCCAGGATCGAGGCGGAGCTGGCCCGGACCGCCACGACGCCGAGGCCTCGGCAGTTCAAGGGCTATTCGGGGAAAGGGTTCTGATGCTCGCGCGGATCGGAAGAACTTTTCCGAGTCAGACGGGTCGGACGCGTCAGACAGGTCTGACCCTTCAGACAGATCCGAGAAGTCTGACCCGTCCGACAGGTCCGACAGGTCAGACCCCTCGGACCCGGATCGTCGCCCTGGCCCCTTATGAGGGCGCCTCGCAGACGCGGCGGGCGCGGGGGTGGCAGGCGCCGACCATCGGGCCGAACGCCGGCATCCTCTACTCGCTGCGCACGCTGCGCGATCGATCCCGCCAGGCGGTCCGCAATGATGGGTATTCCAAGGCCGGGGTGGATCGGCTGGTCTCCAACATCGTCGGGACGGGGATCCTGCCGCAATCCAAGGCGCCCGACCCGGCCTTCCGCGAGCGGCTGCACCAGCTCTGGCTGGACTGGACGGATCAGGCGGACGCCGATGGACGGATGGATTTCTACGGCCTGCAGGCGCTCGCCGTGCGCGGCTGGCTCGAAGGCGGGGAGATGTTCGTCCGCCTGCGCCCCCGCCGGCCCGAGGATGGCCTCATCGTCCCGCTCCAGCTCCAGCTTCTCGAGCCTGAACTGATCCCCCACGAGCACAACGGGATGAACGGCGGGAATACGATCCGGGCGGGCATCGAGCTCTCGCCCATCGGCCAGCGTCTCGCCTACTGGGCCTGGCAGCAGCGGCCCGGGGATGCCGACATGCTGGAGGGGGGTACGCGCATCCGGATCCCGGCGGACCAGGTGGTCCACCTCTACGAGCCGCTGCGCGCGGGGCAGCTCCGCGGCTTGCCCCACCTCACCCAGGCTCTGGTCAAACTGCACGACCTGGACAAGTACGACGATGCCACCCTCCTCCGCCAGCAGCTCTCCAACCTCTTCGTCGGGTTCCTGTGGCGCCCGGGGCTCGAGGGCGAGGCCGCGGTCAATCCCCTCACTGGCGAGGCGATCGAGCGCGAGGACGGAGACGCCCTGGTCGGTCTGGAGCCCGGGCTGTTTCAGGAGCTGGCCCCCGGCGAGGACGTGAGCTGGTCCGATCCGCCGGACGCCACGGGCTACGGGGAATTCATGCGGGCCCAGCTCATGGGCGCGGCCGTGGCCGCCGACGTGCCCTACGAGGTCCTGACCGGGGACCTGCGCTCGATCAACGACCGGACCGTGCGGGTCATCCTCCAGGAATTCCGCCGGCGGATCGAGCAGCGGCAGCATCACATCATCGCCTTCACCCTCAACCGGCCCATCTGGGTGGCGTTCCTCGAGCGGGCCGCGCTCTCCGGCGCGCTCGACGTGCCCGGGGCGTACTGGGACGATCCCACGCCCTGGCAGCGGGTCGAGTGGATCCCGCCGGCTTGGCCATACCTGCATCCGGTCCAGGACGTGGAGCACGAGATCCGGATGGTGCGCGCCGGCTTCAAGAGCCGCGCCCAGGTCGTCAAGGAACGCGGCTGGGACATCGAGGCGCTGGACGCAGAGATCGCCGCCGACCAGGCCCGCGCGAATCGCCTCGGCCTGGCCTTCGACTCCGATGGCTCGCGGCCCTCGGGCGGGGGATCTCCGCCGCCGGAGCCCCCGCCGGACCCGGAGCCGCCAGAGCCCGCGGCTGCCCTGGCGCCGGTCATCCACGTCGCGGCCCCCGAAGTTCACGTGACGAACGTGTTGACGAAGTCCGGCAACTTCGAGGTGCGGGACGGCGAAGGGCGGCTCGTCCGAACCGCCACTCCGGTGGAAGAGTAAAGGAGGCATCACATGGCCGGCTGGACGAACCGCGGGAAGTTCAACATCCTCGGCACCTACTTTCGGGCCACGGCGATTCCGGGCTCGGCCTTCGCCGTGTTCCTCGCCACGAGCGCGACGGCTCCGACGGCGGATCACAACCTCAAGACCGACCTGACGGAGATCGCCACTGGGCAGGGCTACTCCGCCGGCGGCCTCAACGTCGCCCGGGACGGGACGGATTGGGACGTCCTCACCGAGGACGATTCCGGCGACCTCGCCAAGATCCAGATTAAGGATCTGGTCTGGACGGCGAGCGGCGGGAACCTGCCGGCGTCGGGGAACGGGGCGCGGTACGCGGGCCTCACCGACCAGCACGCGACGGTCGGCAGCCGCGAGTTGCTCGCCTTCTGGGACTTGAGCGCGGACCGGACGGTGAGCGACGGGCAGACGCTGACCTTGCAAAACTGTGAGCTGCGGCTGACGGAGTAGGCTACAGAATCCGCGACTCACGCAGAGACGCAGAGTCGCAGAGATATCCGAAGAAGGAGGAGCGCCCGTGGACATCCAGGATGTGGTCAGCATTGACCAGGAGCGGGGCGTGGTGACGGTGTTTTTGCCTGCGGCGTTCGCGATCGTCAGGGGCAGCTTCGGCGAGCGCGTGCGGGCCGACTGGCCGAATGTCACCGACCAGATGCACGACGATGCCACGCAGGAGATTATCGAGATCGTCCAGAAAAGCAACCCCAGCGCGAACTCCTTCCGGTTCGTCGGCCCGAAGCGGCGGGGCGGGGAGGCCGCGGCGGCCGGCGGCGCGGGCGGGACCGATCCGGACGTCGTCGTCCAGTAGGAGCGGCCGTGAAATTCACCGGGACGGACCCGAAGGTCGTCATCAGCGACGCCCCCCCGCCGACGGTGGTCTGCCGATCGCCGGAGGAGCAGCGGGCCTGTGAATCGCTCGTGGCCCTGATGCGCCGGGGCTGGGAGCCGATCATCATCATCGGCCTGGCGCGCGACGGCACCATCGAGGCCCACGGCCGGAGCCAGGCGTTTCATTCCCTGGCCTACCTCCAGCAGGTCATGCAGGAGGCACAGGCCAAGCTGATGAGCGCGCTGTTTCGGAGGCAGGCGACGTAGATGCACCACTACATCACCCCCTACATCGGCGCGGGAACCGAGGCGGATCCCTTCCGCCCTCGCGGGTCCGATCAGCCAATCTGGGCGGCGATTGATCTCCGGCCGGATTGCACCATCCTCTCCGGCCGCGCCATTGTCGCCCTCCCCGTGCGCCAGGATGAGGTGGGTATGGTGTACTTGGGCGAGGACCTGGACGGGATCAGCGCCGCGATCAAGCAAGCGTTTGAATCTCGGTTCTCGCTCACGCTCCGTGCTAACCGCCTTCGCAATATCCTTCCCGAACTCCTCCTCGAACACGCCCGCGAGGATGGCACGCGATGGCGGCCGATCCGGCCTTCCCGCCTGCGCCGTCGCCTGGAGATTTGGCTCGGGGGGAAGGAGCCCCTCTGGATGCAGCCGGTGTTCGCGGGGGGCGTGAGCATTGTGGATACGTTCGACCGGGCGGACGCCGATGCCCTTGGGACTTCCAGCGACGGGCTGTTCTCATGGACGGAGGTGGTGGGCGACACGGATATTGTCGGCAACGCAGCCCGCAGCATTACGACGGGCTCCCAGGTGCTCGCCGACGTGTCCCAAGGGGCGGCGACCGGGCAGTCTGAAGGAGCGATTTGCCGCAAGGACTCAACCGCTACCGTGACGTTTTATATGGGAGGCGTAACATTCAACGCCGGCTCAAACGAAGTGGCCCAGGCGTGGAAAGTAGTGGCGGGGACTTTCACGCAACTCGGATCGAACGTAAACATTGGGTCTCTGGGCGTCGGCCCCGTGACCGTCAAGCTGATCGTGGATGGCTCCACAATTCAGGTCTACACGGGTGGCACGCTTAGGGTAAATCAAACCGATACTGCTATTGCTGGGAATCTACGCACCGGCCTGCGGGGAAACAGCTCCTCGTCGTATGCACAATGGAACAACTTCGCGGCGGGGGACGTGGCGGTGGCGGTCACGCCGGCGGCAGCCGAGGCCGCGGCCGAGAGCGCGAGCCCAGCGGTCGTGCTCGGGGATCTGGCCGTTACGCCCGCGCCGGTGATTGCCGGATCAGCGACCGTTAATCCGGCGATCCCTTCCCCCGTTGTCGATCCGAGTCCGGCGACCGCGCGGGCCAGCGGCGCCGATCCATCGATGCCGCTCTGGCTCGGCTTCGCATCCTCGGCGGCCGGCGGGGCGGATCCGACCGTGATCCTCGGCCCGCTCAGTCTGCTGCCCAATCCGGCGGCCGCGCTCGCGGCGATCCAGGAACCCCTGGTGGAGCTGGGGTCGCTGCTGTTGGAGTGCGACCCGCTGAGCGCGGTCGCCGATTCGGCCACGCCCCTGGTGGTCCGCAGTCCCGCCTGGATCACGGGGATCACGAAAGACGGGAGCGGCGTCCCGGTGGAGGGGGCCACGGTCCGGGCCTTCCGGACGGAGGATAACGCCTACGTGGCGCAGGCGGATTCCGGCCTCGGCGGGGCCTACACGGTCCAGGTGGCCAACGACATCACGGACCATTTCCTGGTCGCCTACAAAGACGGGGCGCCCGACATCGCGGGGACGAGCGTGAACACCCTGCGGGGCAACTGATGGTAGACATTTTCCTGTATCCGGGGGAGCCGGAGCCGGAGGATATCCGGCTGAGCGATCCGACCCAGGCGCGGGCCGGAGGCGTCACGGTCACGCCGGCAGCCGTCAGTTGCCGGGCGATGACGGCGGATCCGGACCTGGTACTCGGTAGCATCGAGGTCTCCCCCGCTCTCGCCGAGGCGGGCGCCCTGGCGATCAATCCGACGGTCTTCGTCTCGGAGCCGAGCATTCCGGTCGGGGGCGGGCACGTCGGACTGGTCCGACAGGTCAGACAGGTCCGACCCGTCCGACACCTTCTGAAGCCCGCTCCAGCCCCCGCGCGGGCGGAGAGCATCGGTCCCGAGATTATCCTGGGCTCGATCGTGTTCGCGCCCGCGCCGGCAATGGCCCGGGCGCGCGGGCTGGTACTGGGCATCGAGCTCGGGGACCTGGCGATCATCCCCGGCGCGGCCCGGGCGGTAGCCGCCGGGATGGCCCCCGAGATCGCAATCACCGGCGAGAGTTGGGACGATGCCCTGATGGATGAGCTGTTGGCGATTCTGGCCTGACGGCGCAAGAGTCGGACCCGTCAGACACGTCGGACAGGTCGGACAGCCTGAAAGGAGACCCACCGTGGCGACAAAAGTAGGGGCTCGTGAATGGTACCGGATCCGCTGCGAGGCCGGGGCGGACGTGGCGGAGATCTGGATCTACGACGTGATCGGGGAAACCATGGACTTCTTGACCGGCGAGACCAGCGGCGTGAGCGCGAAGAAATTCGCGGCCGACCTGGCAGCCCTCCCGGACTCGGTGACGACGCTGCGCGTCCACGTCAATAGCCCCGGGGGCGACTGGGCCGAGTCCATCGCCATCGCGAACACGCTGCGGGCGCAGAGTCGGGAGAAGGGGCGGTCGGTCGAGATCCTGATCGAGGCCATCGCGGCCTCCGGCGCGAGCCTCATCACGAGCGCGGGCGCCCCCATCAAGATCGCCTCCAACGCGGTCGTGATGGTGCACAATCCGCAGGGAATGCTGCGGGTCATCGGCGAAGCGAAAGACATGCGCAGTGCGGCCGACTCGATGATCGCGGCGATGGATGCCATCCGCGCCACCATGGTCACGACCTACCGATGGGTCTCCCAGCTTTCGGCGGAGGCGATCGAGGCCCTGATGGACGCGACCACCTGGATGGGCGCCGAGGAAGCGGTCGCCAACGGGTTCGCGAGCGAGATCATGGACCCGATCGAAGTGACCGCGCATCATGATCCGCGGTCGGTCAAAGCCCTCGGCGAGATCCCCGAGGCCTACCGCGAGCG